TCATTTTCGGGTACCGTAAGTATTGCTTGTTCCTTTGATTTTATGCGGTATCGTGATTTTCTGCCTGTAGCCTCCCGTTCCGAAGGTGGTCGTAACCTCCTCGACGATGTAGGTGCCGTTCTTGGCCGGATTCCGGTCGTCGATAAGCTCCACCTGGCAAGCCGGATATAACCCGAAATCCCCGAAGAGCGTCACCGAACCGCTAATTCCATTCAGATTGTAGCTGCGGAAGTATTCGATGGCCTCCTCGACGAGCTTGTCGGAGTTGATTTTCATGTTCGGCGACATGTAGGGCACGATGGTGTAGGTCGAGAGGTCTGCCTTCGTGCGGGTCTGCGCGCCGCTGGCCGTGGTATTGCCCGTGACCTTGTGCGTCTTTTTGCTGATTTGCGTGGCGTTCACGGTCTGGAATTCCTTACTGCCGGAGGTATTCGGGTCGTAGTCGGGGTTCAGGCGCACCGTCACCTCGAAGAATTTCTCGTCCGAGCCCAACGCCTTGGCCTGTACGGCAAGGAATTTCGGGTCGGTTTTGAGCACTTTCAAATCCGACGATGCCACGTGCGTGTCGAAGCGTATGCGGAAAGGGCCGGACGACGTGTCTTCCGGAAACCGGGGCTGGCTCTTGGCCGATGAATACGGGCGGCCGATGGCGATAGCCGGCATCAGGTCGGGACTGTTCTCGTCGTATTTCAGAAAGCAGTAAATGCGGTAGCGGCTCCACGCCGAGAGGATGTCGGCCACGGTGAAGTTGTCCGTGATTTTGATCTTTCCGATCTGGATGTCGAACCGTTTGGTCTCGGAGTGCAGTTTGAACCCGGTATCTTTCAGTATGTTGTATTTGCCTTCCATCACGTCGTTCACGCTCGTGCCCGATGCCGGCGTCTCGAACTTGGGAGCCTGTTTCAGCTTGAGCTTGTAGGCCATATTCTCGCATTTCAGCTCGAAGCTGCTCTCGGTGTTGTAGCCGGTGATATACCCGTCGAACATCGTGCGCAACATCCCGTTATATCCCAAACGGATACGCACCCGTTGCCCGATTTTGAAGGTCGTGGCGTCCATTGCCGAGTAGCTGGAGCGTTTCTCGATGACCACACCGTCCTGCATGACCTCGGTGGTTATCCGGCCGGCATCCTTGCCTTCGAGGGTGACCGTACCGACGATGGTGGAACGAAAAACAGTCCCTTTGGGAAATCGGACGGTCGCCGTACCGATGAGTTTCTTGTAGGTCTCGACGATCTCCACCTCCTGCACCTCCGTGAGTGTGACGGGGTTCTGTATCGCCATCGGGTTCCCCGGATCGGGGTCGCCGACGGTAATCCGGCAGCATAATACATCGAGCGGTGCTACAGCCATAGGTTATTCAGTTTTAGTATGGAGGTCGGGTCGATGACGTCGGTGCCGAACCGTACCCACTTGATCCATTTGTTCGTGTGTTCGATGGCCTCGTCCACGACCTCCGCATCTTTGGAAATCAGTTCCACCGCCTCGGACGGTTCGACGGCCACGCATTGCAAGGTATAGGGCTGGACGTTCCGGTATTCGGCGGCAGGAAGCGAGTAGCCCAGAATGATAAGCTGCGAGATTTTCAACTGCCGAAGGATGGTGTTGTCGCAGTCGATGACACCTTTGTACTGTACGATTTTCAGGAATTTCGACAGCTCGGCTTCCGGGTACACGTCGGGATATTTGCTGGTTATCCGACCGTTTACGGTAAATTCCAGGTCGCCGCCCGAAATGAACTCCTTGCGGGTGTAGTCGCGTCCCTGTACCGTGGTCAGCACGATGTTGTTCTTCGAGGAGAGCTGCACCTGCGGCCCCAGATCGACGAAGGTAATCAGCCCGTATTTGCTGTTGGGCTCCACCTTGCCGCTTTCCTTGTCGTAGTAGGTGCCCTCACCGCTGATTTTCAATTCGATGTAGTCCGCCACCGTGCGTCCCACGATGCTGTCGGTGTAGTTCTTCTTCTCGGCGACGGCCTGCTGCTCCTTGATGAGCTGGTAGTATTGCCCGGATTTGTTGACGATGGCGCTCTGCGACTGGGTTTCGAGGTATTTGTCCCGCTCTTTCTGTTCCCAGTATTTGATGTAGCGGGGATAAGAGCGGAGCATACCGTAACCCGTCTGGCAGACGAACTGAATGGCGGCACGTTTCAGGATGTCGCTGTTTTTGGAGAAGTAATGTACGGCACCGTCCTGAAACTCCGCGAGTCCCAGACCGATGGCGCGGCGGGCGGCATCGCTGATATAGCCACCCAGTCCGCCATGAGAGAGGATGCCCCCGCTCAGAAGCGTCGAGGCACCGATGTTGAGCAATCTGCTGCCGAATAGGTTCTTCATGTCGTTGTCTTTTTGTTGATTAACCGTTCCACGAGGCATCGAAGTCATGCACCACGTCGATAAGGGCTTGGGCCATCTGTTCCTTGAAATGCTGGATCTCGGCCGTCTGTCCTTCAGGCGATTTAAGCAGGTCGATGGTCTCCACGCTCATCAGGTTGGTGATGTTGACGATGACCTGCTTGGGAGCCGCCGAAGACAGCCGCCCCGTACCGGAATAGTTGCCGCCCGCGCCACCGTCGTCATCCCCGGAAACACCCGTGATGCGGTTGGCATTGAACGGGGAGGTGTCGTTCGAGTCCGGCTCGTTGGCGTAGAGCGCCGCCGAGAAACCCGCCTTGCGGAGGATATTTTCCGCTGCCTCCGAGGAACCGCCGAACACCTGGCGCAGGGTGCCGGAAAGGTTTACCAACAGGTGGTGTACACGCTGCCGGCCGGCCAGCATCTCCTGACGCTCCTTGTCGGTAGCCTGCGCATTCAAAGCCTTCTGTACCCACAGCCCGTCTTTGTTCTGCGTAAAACCGCCACGAGTCAGTTCACCGTAGTCGAATCCCGATTTCTCGATCAGGGCACGGGCGCCCGCCGCGCTCTCGATGGCATCGAGATAGCCCTGTGCCGCCGTGGTGATGTGTTTCACGGTGGTGCTGTTCTGGTAGGCAGCGTAGGTGGGCGTATAGGCGGCCGCTATTTCTGGCAGGTCGCCGAGAGCGTTGGTGTAGGTGACCTTGCCGTCACGCTCGAACCAGAAAGGTTTGTCCAAGCCGAGCTTCTTTGCGGCTTCCGCTGCCGTCACTGCCTGCTGGCCGTATTTGAGGGCGATGTTCTCGATAAAGGCACGCACCTCCAACGGGTCGGACATTTTTCCGAACTCGGCATAGGCGGCATTCAGGCGTGACTGGCTATCCCGGCGGGCAATGGCTGTAATAGCCTCCCTGCTGTCGTCCTGCCGGGCATCTTCGGGGCTGTACACATCCTCGATCGTAATCATGCCGTCCGATGCACCCACGGCAAACGTGCCGGCCCAGCCAGCCCACCAGTTTTTGGTAAAGGCTCCGATCTTATGGCCGCTGCTTTCCTCGATGGTCTTGCCTGTAGTCAGGTCGTCCACCGCCTTTTTGGTATCAATGGCCTGCTGGTAGGTCTTGTGTAAGGCAGCGTATAGGTCTTCGATAACCGGATAGCGGTATTTCTCGTTGGCGGTAATGTCTTCCAGCACGGCGTCTTTGGCCTTCTTGATCTGCCACGTCTTGTAGGCAACCCACCCCAAAGCACCAACCAAGGCCGCGATGCCGGCCGTGGCGGCAACGGCGGTCGTACCGATGGCACTCAGGGAACCGGCGGCACCGACCAGACCGCCGCCCGTTGCGACCTGCGAGGCGAACAGCGAAGAGAATCCGGCACGGGCGGCGAAAGAACCGGCTCCACCTTGCAGCAAGGCACGTCCCATTGCACCCTTGCCACTGACACCGGCGGCCTGAAAAGCGGTGACAAGAGCCCGTTTGTTGGCAAAAGACAGGGCTTTGACGCCTCGGGCACTGGTAAGTCCGGTCAGACCGGAAAGCAGCTCGGCGATGGAATTGCCTGCGGCCTGTTTGCCGATAAAGCCGACCGCGACACCGACATTGGTCAGAGCCCCGGCGAGTTTGAACAGTCGCGTGGCGACAAAGCCGGTGAACAGAAGCGGCTCGATCCAGTAAAAGTTGCGGGTCATCCACGAAGCGAAGTTCCCCAGCACGGAGAGCAGGCTCAGTACACCTTGTCCGATGGAAGCGAGGCCACGGGCGAACTCACGGGAATTGAACTTGGAAAGGAAGTCTTTCAACGTACTCCGGATGACAGGCTCGATCAGCTCGTACCCCTGCATGAAGGATTCCGTGAGTTGGGAGGTCATCTGGTACCACAAACCTTTGGTCGTGTCCTGCTTCACCTGCGCCAGCTCGGAAGAGATGCCCTGCGATGCACGGTTCTGCGACGCGAGCGTCCGAAGCTGCCCGTAGTTGCTGACGAACATCATGGCAGCATTGCCTCCGATCTTGCCGAAGATGGTCTGCATGTCGGCCATCGTCGCCCCTTTCTTGTTCAGATCCTCGAAGATGTCGGCCAGCGGACGCAACTTTTCCACCTGTTTGCCGTAGATATCCTCCATGCGCGTGAACTTCACGCCCAGACGGTCCAATGCCTCCCGTGCCTCTTTGGTGGGTTTGGCAAAGCGGGTGGACATGGCTCGCAGGGCCGTACCGGCCATCGTTCCCTTGATACCCATATTGCCGAGAACGCCGATAGCGGCGGATGCCTCCGTGAAATCGACCCCGGACAGACGCAGGTAACCGGCCGCCATCTTGAAGGATTCGGCCATCTCGATGATGTTCACGTTGGAACGTGACACGGTAGAGGCCAGAATGTCGGCCACCGAACCCATGCTGGTATTCTTGATATTGTAGCCGGTCTGGATGTTGGTGGCGAGGTCTGCAATTTGAGAAATGTCGTTGTCGCCAATGAGCGCAAGGTTCGTAATCGGGCGGATCGATTCGTTGATGGTCTCGATACCCATGCCGGCCATACTCAGGTATTTTACCGCGCCTGCCACCTCGATAGCCGTGAACTTGGTTTCGACGCCGATACGGCGTACATATCTGGCCATCCGGTCGAAACGCCCCTCGAAGGTTGCCAAATCGGAGTCGGCCACCCGGAGAATCGAGTGAGCCGACTGCATGATGTTGGAATACTCGACGGCTTCCGTGAACTGCGTGCGCAGGAAATTATAGGCCATGTAGGCGTTGAGCATTCCGGCCATCGGGAGATTACGCCACGACGGGGCCTTGGAATACTGGATGCGGTTGATAGCTGCACGGCGTTTGCTGCCGTACACGGAATCGTCGAAAGCCGCCTGACGGCGCATGGAGGTTACCACATGGGCCGCGTTGCGACGCCGCAGGGTTTCCTCGGCCTGACGGCGTCGCTTCTCCGCGTTGAGTTCCTCCCGACGGGTACGTTCGGCAATCTTGCGCAACTCCCGGTCGGCACGCGCACGTTCGCTTTCACGCAGGCGTGCGGCACGCTCGGCAGCCCGGATTTCCGACATCTGCCGGAAGGTATCTACCTGCAAGGCCGCTTTCTCACGGGCCTGTTGCATACGCTGACGGTTCATGGCCTCGTCTGCATAGAGGCGTTTGTTCAGTCCCGCCTGCTCTTTGTCGGAGAGTACGGGCGCTGCGACCGGGGCATACGGAGGCCGCACGACCGGACCGACGGGAGCGGAGGTTGCGGGAGCCGCCGTATTCAGGTGCAGCGTCATCGTGGCAGCACCCCGGATGTTGCCCAAAAGCGTGAGAATCTCCTGCAAGCGTACACGGGCCGTGTCGGTCTTGATGTTTACCTCACGCCCTTTCTCCAAATGAGCGAGGGCCGAGTTGATCTTGCCGATGGAGCGGGTGACCGTCCGCTGGGTGTCCATGACGCTCTTGACTGCCAAGGCGGCATTCCGTTTCGCCTCGGCCTGCTGCTCGTCCAACTTTTTCTTGCCGACCAGTTTATTGGTCTGGTTACGGAGCGCGCGGCCGTCGATTTTCTCGCCGGGGTTGATGGTCAGCTTGATACCCTGCGTCAGCTCTTTGATTTCGGTCAGCAGGGTCTTGACACCCTCCAGTCGTTTCTCCGTTTCTCCGGTCTTGATTTCCAGATCGAAGTTGAAATCCTTCTTCTTGCCGTTCTTTCCCCGGAAGGTCTTTTCCACGGCCTCCATCATCTCGTTGATGTTGGTGATGACCGGTGCAAAGCTCGCCCTGCCCTTGCTTAGTTTCTCGACGGCATTGGCAAAAGCTATTACCTGCTCGGTGCCCTGCGTGGCATCGACCTTTATATCGTAAAAGACTTCGTAATTCTGCGTTTGAGCCATGAATAGCGTGTTTACATCCGTTGAAAGAATAGCCCTTTTCGGGCATCGGGGACTGAAAAGGAAAACCCCGCAGTCACAAGGGCTGCGGGGCTTCGGAAAGCGGATCAGGGAGACGGCGGTTGCAGGGTAAGACGGGAAATAAGCACCTGCTGGTGAAGCCACAATGCCTCTTCAGAAAGCATGGCGAACTCCTCGTCCGTAATGCTGTCGAGATGGACACCCGGAAAGTAGTGGCGGATATAGATCAGCCGTTGACGAATCCGCTGGTCGTCACGTACCGCCCAGGTGTCGATCAGTTTACCAGCAGGCTCTGACGGGTGGTGATGATTTCAGAAAGCTGGGACATCAACCCGAAGAGGAACAGCGATTCGTTGTCCACCAGCTCCTTGTCGCCGTCGAGGAAGCAGTCGCGGGCGAGCTGACGCATGGCGTTCACCTCGTCCTTCTTCGACGCCGCCATGAACTTCGAGAACTGCGGGAAGGTCGGTTCTCCCATGTAGGCGACATAAAACTCTTTTTCTCCGCAATCCATATCGCCGAACACGACCATCGGATAGACCTTGCGGACTTTCTTCTCGGCCTTCAGCGCGGCCGCTTTTTTCTTAATCTGGGCTTCCTGCTCCAGCGTAAGATTCTTATCTTCCATTTCTGCGTGATATTTGGTTACAAAAAGGAATAGCGGCTTTCCGGCTTCAACGGGTGTAAATCGGGAAAATATTTCGATAAAATGCAAAAGTTAGAAAGATATTGCCTATATTTGCAGAAAACTCACATATAACAACGATATTGTATGATTATTCAGTTCACAGTTGAAAATTTCCTTTCATTCAGGGAGGCGGCGACACTTTCGTTGGCAGCTTCAGCTTTGAAGGAAAAACAAACTTCGTCGGAGGATATCGTTTTTGAACTGGCCGGAACGAATCTTTCTTTGCTGAAAAGTGCCGTTGTGTACGGAGCTAATGCCAGCGGAAAGTCCAATTTGATAAAGGCCCTTGATTTCTTCAAGTGGTTTGTTATCAATTCATCCAAAGGTGTACAGTCCGGCGAACGCATACAACAGGTGGAAAGTTTTCGCCTCAATCGCGGCACGGAGAACGAACCCAGCTATTTCGAGGCCGTCTTTGCTGATGAACAGGCTCAGTACCGGTACGGTTTCGAGGTGGATGAGAAACGGGTTTACAGAGAATGGCTTTACCAAAAAAGCAATAAGAAAAAAGCCAAGGAAGTGGAGTTGTTCCTGCGCAATCTGGATGAGTATGAATTGCATCCGAAATTTACCGTCGGGAAAGAGGTGGTTGCTAAAAGGATGGTGCGCGACAATGCACTGCTGTTGTCCGTAGCCGCGCAATTCAACGAGGCCGTTTCGGTGGAAATCATGGAGTGGCTGGCTAATACAACTATCGTGCTGGGCAGTAGCGACGAGCGGATATGGGAAATGGCAGCCCGGCAAATCGATAATCCCGAGATGAAACAGCGCATTGTCGAGTTTGCCCAGTTTGCCGATTTCGGAATAGACGACATCCGTAAGGTTGACAATACGGTCATCAGTTCGCACCAACAGTATGACGAGACGGGAAAGGCCACGAAAATGGTCACTTTTCCGTTCCGGAAGAACGAGTCGGAAGGTACGATCAAGTATTTTTCATTGGCCTATCCGATTATCGACGCACTGGATCACGGCAAGCGATTGGTCATCGACGAGTTCGACTCGAAGATGCACCCGCTGTTGACCAGTAAAATCATTGCACTCTTCAACTCTCGGCTGACGAATGCCAAGAATGCACAGTTGATTTTTACGACGCATGACACGAACCTGTTGAATGCAAATCTGTTCCGTAGAGACCAGGTGTGGTTTACTCAAAAAGACTCTTTGGGGGCATCGGAGTTGTATTCGCTGGCAGAGTACAAAGTACGCAACAGTGCGCCCTTCGAGAAAGAGTATCTCATGGGGAAATATGGAGGTGTCCCTATCGTCGGACAGTTCGAGCGTTTGTTTGATCAGAAAGAAGAGACGGAAAATGGCACGGATGAATAAACGAGACCCACGGGCTGCCCGCAATCTTCGACGGGTAAGTTTTGTTCGGGAGGTCAAGCAAACCTTTCTGATCGTATGCGAGGGAGTGAATACCGAACCCGACTACTTCAATGCCTTCCGTCTGACATCAGCCAATATCAAAGCTGTCGGACAAGGCATCAATACGGTCGGGCTCGTGCAGAAAGCTCTTCGGATAAGGGAAGAAGAGCGGAAGAAAGGTCGTGACTATGACCAATGCTGGGTAGTATTCGATAAGGATGATTTCCCGGACAATGATTTCAATCGTGCAATAGCATTGGCTCAAACCGGCGGAATGAAGGTCGCGTATAGCAATCAGGCATTCGAATATTGGTTTCTGTTGCACTATAACCTGTTTCAAGGGCCGATGCACCGAAATATGTACGCCGAGAAGTTGAGCGGGTTGTTAGGTGTGGCATACAGCAAGGAAGCCGGATTTGCCGGACAGGTATTCAGAATATTGGCGGACAAACAAGGGCAGGCGATCCGGAATGCCAAAGCCATCATGTGCCAAATGGAAAACATCCCGCCGGCACAGGCAGAATCATCTACAACAGTACATCTTCTTGTCGAAGAGTTGAACAAATACATATAACAGCCGATACGAAAGCAATCACTGATGAATCAGCTCGTTATCACAGAATTTGCATCATTATCATGGCTCATGATAATGATGCAATGCTTTTGTAATTGCGATGCTCGGCAGAAGTGCTGCCGTACAAAAGTACCGCACTTTAGAGAATTTGTGGTAGTTTTGTACACCCCTCAAACAAAACGGAGAAACATCGTTTATCAAATGTTTCTCCGTTTCTCATTTCTTACAGCAATGCTTTCAATTTCTCTTCCAGCACTGATTTGGCAATAGCTCCGACTTGCCGCCCGACCTCCTTGCCATCCTTGAAGAAAATCACCGTCGGTATATTCCGAATGGAATACCTTACGGCTATGTCGTTGTTCTCTTCGACATCACACGCGGCGATGATCACCTGTTCCTTATAGGTCTCCGCTAACTCCGCTACCATCGGAGCCAAAGCCTTGCACGGGCCGCACCACTCGGCACCGAAATCGACCATGAGCGGCTTCTCCGCAGAGAGCAGCTCATCAAAGTTTTTCTCTGTCGCTTGTATCATAATCATTCGTTATAGGTTATACTCAAAAAGGCTGCAAAAATACCGAAATATCCCCGGACTGCAAACACAGAACCGCCTCTTTTCAAAAAAGAAGCGGTCCCATGCAAGAGAATGAGAGCTAAATGGTATCCCCGTCTCCGATCTGAATATCAAAGGGATTGAGGTCGAACTCGTGTACGATGTTGGTATCGTCCTGCTGGCTCTCCATGCCATCCTCGCTGAAGATACAACCTTTCAGCGTGACGGTGGTGGTCGTCCAGTCATCGCTGGCCATCGGGTTGGCGAACGAGATAATCAGGTCGAATTCACCCACATCCATCAAACTGCCGTAGGTCGAGCGCAAGGTCTGCTGTGTGGCATAGTCCATTGTGATGCTCGCCGTGTAGGAGATGTTTCCGAAACCCCGGCTGACAGGTTTTCCACCCAGACCGTAGTTGGGCTCGATTTTACGCTTCTTGCTCCATTTGATACCCGAAACGCCTTCGAGTACGGTGGAGCCTTCTTCGATTCCCAAGGCCGTGCTGGCCAAGGTAATCATCGACCAAGAGTATGCGACGTTGTTTATGATTGCCATGTTTTCATCTATTTAGCGGTTAGTGATAAGCCCTCTTCGACATAGATTTTCACGGCCACGCCGACGGGCACGATGACATAGCTGATGCGGAGCGTATCGTCCAACAGCACGTTCTGGTTGGGGTCGATGGTAACGGCATAGCCGCTGATCTCCTGCGCAGCCTGCATCTTGGCCAGTATGTCCCCGATCAGGGTCTTGAAGGCCGTGATCTTCGAGGGTGCGAGAAAGCCCGTTGCCGGATTGACCATCAAAGGGCTGTGCAGATACGGGAGCAAGGCTTCACGCACGGCACGGCGACTCTTGTTGATGGTGCGGTTGCGGGCGATGGTTCGGTAGTCCCCGTTGGAACAAGTCTGGTCTTTGGAGATATAGATGCCGTTCTCCCGACCCGAATACTTGATGGGGAAAATGTATCCCTTATCATCCAATTCGTCTAACAGCACCGGCGAAAGAGACTCGTACAGGTTGGTCGATACGAACTCGTCCTCGGCATCGAGCGTGAGGTCGCCGAACCCGAGCTCGATTTGCTGGAAGTCGTCGGTAAAGAGATTAAACTGCCGTACCCAGGCGATGGACTCGTGAACGCTTGCCTTGGCAAGGGCTCCCATGACAGCACCCAAAAAACCGACCGGCGTATGGTTCGGATTGCGGTACTGAATCATCGCGTTCTGGTCATTTCGGGCCTGTCCGAAGATGACGCTGGTACGGGACGATTCGCAGATAGCCGACGGTATGCGGTTCAGGTCGATGACCTTCGCCTCCTCCGTGTCGCCGCCCGTGTTGGCGGGGTTGGCACACAGCACCACGGACAGCGGCTGGTTCAGCTCGGCCAGAGCCACCGCCTTGTCGTTGATGCCTTTCACGAGGTTCAGGTTGTATTTCTCCTGCTCGCCGTTGAGTTTCCACAGCGGCTGCTCGGTCCAGATACCCACCTGCGAGATAAGCCCATCGGCGGCACGCTGCATCACGTCGAGGGCGTCCCAGTTCTCGGAGCAGTCCGCGAACATGACGTACAGCCTGCCCGGACCGTCGATGTTGCCGCTCATGCGGAAGAACTCGCGGATGTGGTAGGCCGGAATGCCGAACAGAAAGTTTTCGTTCGTCTCTTCGTCGGGGTCGCACGCGACACGCTCCTTGATGCCGAAGTCCTGTACGGAGGATTTACGGCTGGTGATGCAGAGGACATCGCCCAAGGCCACGTTCGCCTCGTTGCTTTTCCCGTAACCTGCGGTAAAAAGGTCGGGCTGCCCCGATACGTCGAACAGCAGGCCCGTGATTTTCTCGTTGCTTGCGGATGCGGCATACGGCAGATTGCCGTCCACATCCTTGATGATTACATTGCCTAATGCCATATTGCCTGCGTGTTATGATTTGTAATGGGGATTCTTGTAGAGGATGGCCTTACCCCGGATGGCCGGAGCGGTCTGCGGCACGTACATGCTGCCATCGCTATCGATGTAGAGTTCCTTGTAGTCGGGGAACTTTCCGAGGATGGCCAACGCCGCAGCAGGAATCTCGGCCGCCGCTTTCGGAGCGGGTTCTTTTTTCGAGGATTTTTCGGTTGTCGTATCTTTCTCTCCGGTCATTACCGGTGGTGCGGCTACCGTCGCATCCGGTTGGGCGGCATCTGTTTCGGGAATGGTCGTTTGAGTCTTTGCCATAGATATTGCGGTATGAAAAAGGGGGATGGAGTATGGTGTCCATCCCCCGCACGGTTATTATTCGGTGATTCGGTGATTCGATAAAGGGTTATGCCGTTTTGGTATAAGCCGTATGGACGACGATCTCGGCAGGTTTGACGATGTTCACGTCCAGCTTCATTCTCATCTGAAAAAAGAAGAGCTCCGAGTTGGATTGCAGACGGTCCACTTTCAGTACCTCGGCGTCGTTGGCGTAATCTACGCCCATCCACAGGTTGGAATCCATGCCCGACGTGAAGTTGCCCATGACGATGGTGTGCTCCGGAACTCCCGTGATCGGGATGATACGCTTACCCTTGAAGCGGTAACGGTTCACCTCGCTGTTCTCGGAGTATTTCACCATCTTGTCGGTGATATACTGGTCGTAGGCATCCCACGCTTCCCAGCCCATGACAATGCTCAGGCCCGACCGCTTGCGGATCTGCTTGGGGCATTTCTTCCACATCGAGTAGAGAGCCGCCTCGACCGCAGCACCGTCCTTGAGCTCGGTTGTGCCGGAGACGATGCACTGGCCGCCCGCGACGGTCTGGGCATCGGTAGCGTTCACGTTATCGATGATGCGTTTGATGACCCCGTCGAAGTATTTCTCCTTGCCGGCTCCGATCTGTACGGCACCCGCGGGAGCCGTGATGTTTGCGGCAGCCGTACCTCCCTTGGCCGAAGTCCAGATGGCATTGCCGATGAACTCGTTTTTCTTGTCCATCAGAAGGCGCAGCATCGTGGCCTGCAACTTGGGATCGAGCTCGCGGAAGACGAGGTTGCCCGTCGGCTGTGCGAATTTCCAGTAAGCCTCAAAATCGCGCGGGTTGAATTCGAGGTAAACCATGAATTCGGCGGGTTCGAGGTGGCGTTCCGTGAACTGGTATTCGTTTTCGCCGTTCTCGCCTTTGGCCCCGTGCGAACTCTGGGGCGTGGGGACGTTGTCCTGAATGATGTCTCCCAACCGGATGGCGGGAAGGGTGTACTTGTGCTGGATGCCGGATTTGATGTGGATCAGCCCCTCACGGAAGGTGTCATTTCCCTGCGCCGTGTAGGTGAGCAGGTCCTCCAATACCTCTCCGGCATAGCCGTTCTGTAAGAAAGTTACTGTATCTGCCATTGTGTTAGTGATTTTCTGGGTTTGAATCTCGGCCGCGAACAGGGAGCATCGACTCAAAGCGGTAAACCACTTCCGGCAAATCAGTTTATGTGTATCAAGGTGGCGGGATGGTACGTCTCCCGCCGGACGGGGCTATTGCAGTTTCTTGAAGGCGAAGTCCTTGCCCACGACGGCTTCGACCTGCTCGGCCATCTTCTGACCGGCACTCTTCAGGGCATCGGCGGCTGCTTGGGCGTTGTCGGGGTCGGTGGCGATCTGCTCGCTGATTTTCTCGCGTGCGGGAATCGAACCGATGGTGTCCTGCACCAGTTGGAAGTTCGTGGCAGCCATCTCTTTCCAGCCGGGCACCGCATCCGCCTCGATTTTGCCTTCGTCCACGGCTTTCTGCAAGAAGCTCTGGATGGCACTCGCTTTGGCATCGGCCTCTTTCTGCTCATAGACCTGCAACCGGGCGGTTGCGCTGTCGAGGTCTTTCTGGAGGTTGCCGATGGTGGCGTCCTTGCCGGCAATCACGGTCTTGGCGTCGCTCAGGGCTTTATTCGCCTCGGTCAGTCTGGCTTCCACGCCGGTCAGCTCCGAAATGCGGGAGAGCACGTCCCTCACCTCGTTCTTCTCCTGCATGCCGAGTGAGGCGACCACCGCGTTGTATTCCGGGGATAATGTTTTCTCTTCGTTCATGGATCTGTGATTAAGTTTCGTATTAAGAATAGTGGTTTTCTCGCCAGACGGGTGATTTCCATCCGTGAGCGTGGAAATGCGGCTCATCACCGCCTGTATAGCCGCCGCATCCGTGATACCCGACAGGTCTGCCCGGACTTTGTCCCGAAGCTGCTTGTTGGTTTTCAGCACGTGGCTTTCGGGAATGATACCCGCTTTCACGGCCGCCGCGGCATCGAAGAATGTCCCGTCCCGTCCGGCGGCCCCGTCCATGATGGCCCGGACTTTCTCGCGGCTCAACCCGAACCGCTTGCGGTAGATGGTCTCGATCTGTGCAGTGAAGGCTTTGACCAGCTCGGATTCCTCCCCGTCGTTGTCGTCAGGCAAGAACGGGTTGTGAATCATCAGGATGCCGTAATCGCGCATGAACGACTTGTCCCCGGCAGCCCAGATGACGGAGCCCATCGAGGCGGCCATGCCTTCGATGACGCATTCGGTAGGCACCGTGGCGTTCTGGATGGCGGCATAGACCGTCATACCGTGCAATACCGAGCCGCCCTCCGAGTTGATGAGTACCCGGATAAGGGAAGGACGCACGATGTTCTCCAAAAAGTCGAACGCCTCGCTGAAACGCCCGGCACTCTCTTCCGTGATACGGCCGAAGAAGCGGATGGAAGCCGGACGCCCGGCACCCGACTGACAGACGATATGTTCAAAAGTTTCCGTGTTCATCTTTTCCTTTGGGTAAGAATAGCTTCGCTCGCGTGAAATGGTTTATAACCCGGCTCCGGAGCCGTTCGGGACATCCTCGGCAGGCTTTTCCGCTTCGGGCTCTTTTTCCTCCTCCGGCAGGTCCGGCACATCGACCGACGGCTCGAACCCCGTAACCTTTTCGTAGGTCGGCTCGGCGTGATGCCCGTGTCCCGCCGTGTCGTGCTGCGGGGCATCGGCATGTTGCGTGAAGGGCGGCATGACCAAGTAGCGTTCGACCCAGTTCCGGTATTTCCATGCGGAGGATTCCCGGAACCATACCTCGTAATCCACCCAGTACGCCTGCAACATGTTGGTCGTTAGGGGCATATCGAAGTAAAGGAGATTGCACCGCTCCGTGAGTGCCGGTTCATGGCTTTTGGCATCCTGAATGGCGACGTTCAACCGCTGGAAAACGATGAACGGGTCGCATTCCCGCTCCGGGTCGGTGTGATTGAGCGTATTGAGGATGAAGCGGATGCGCATGGTGGCGCGCCCCTCGCCGATACGTTGCTGCTGCACGAGGTAACGCACGTTCACGAAGCGGATGAAGATGGCCGGAAAAGCGATTTCCATTTCCAGATTCTCGCTGCGCACGATTCGGGAGAACTGTCCCGTGTCGATCATGACAGTCTTGAAAAACGGCGGACTTTGCGGGTCTTCCGGATGCTCCCGCAGAGTGAGGATTGCCCGGCGGACAGCCTGATACATGTTCACGAACGGATTCTCCGATACCTGTTCGGGCACGGCGACCGGAGGTTGTTCCGCCTGAGACGCGGAACCGTTTACGGGTGGGTTATGTGGTTTCTTATCTTTGATCATGGGTTCGGAAAGGGAAATCCCCTGAATAGGATGGGGATAAACAGTTGGTTGACGGTATGGTTCAGTTTCGGGTTGATGCCGATAAACTGCCGGTGTTCGGGCCGGCGGCTGCTATATTGGTTGACCGTATAGAGCCCTAATGCCGGGTCTGTGTTATGAACGGCGGCGTAACTCTTGGAAGCGCCGCGTTTTCCCGGCTGCTTGAAATTGCTCGCCTTGGTACGGATAGCGTAACGGGCTCCCCGGCGGAAAATCCTCTTTCGTTCACCGTAGCCGCGCTGGGTGATGTTGGTATGGTCCATACGGTCGGCTTCCCCGGTGATGGAGTGCGACAAGGTTCCGGTGTCGTTCATCACGGGATGGGTAAAGCGTCGGCCCCAGCGGGATTTGCGCTCCGGCCACGGCTTGCCGCTGCCGTAAAAGCCGCCTTCGGCAAAGCTGCTGCGGAACCGGCTCTTGGTGTATTCGCCGGCCATTGTCACGAAGTCATGGGTGTTGAACTCCATCTTGCTGGGCAGATACCGGCCGTTACCTTTCGGCGCCCACTGCTCGCAGAATTGTTCGAGGGTGATTCTCATGGCCTACGGATGGGTGTCGGTTTGTTTCACGCCACGGGGATGGCCGTAACGCTTGTAGTATTCCTCGTCCGACATGATGCCCCGGTCGGAAGAGCTTCCGCCGACCGCTATACCGCCTCCGCCACCCATGCCGGGTATCACGTTGAGCTGCTTGCCCACGACGATACCGAACTCTTTCTCGATTTCGTCTGCCGCCACTTCATACTTGTCCGTGATAAGTGAATAGAGCTTGATACGGTCCTCATTGTTCATGTCGATGCGGTTGGAATACTTGAATTCCAGGCCGGCGGGGATATAGCCCATCGCCACGAGCCGGGGGATGATCTGCTCGTTCATCACGTTCTCGATGTAGCGGCGGTACACCTCGATGCGATCGCGGAAGATATCCTGATGCGCCTTGGTGGAGCCGACATACGACTGCATGCCTCCGGCCATCGATTCGGAGCCGAGGATAAGGTTCGAGACCTCCTTGTTGGCGAACTGGATCAGTCCGGTATATATCTTCTCGCTGTTGGACATGGTGAAGGTCTTGATGTCCACCTCGTCCTCCAGTCCTGTCACGATAACTTTGTTCTGGGCGGCATTGGAGATGTCCTGCGCCAGACGCTTGCGGTCCATGTTGTTTTCGCTGACGGTCTTCCCGTGGATGATGGGCTGGCCGTAGGTATGACTGAAATTGACGTAGTTGGCAACCGTGAACTTTTTGGCGAGAATCAGCGGCGTCGTGGCCGAGAAAAGTCCCAGATCTCCGGTCTTGACAAGCACGTAACGTTTCCGGTAAGTAGCCGAGTGAATGTCCCAGTGCGGCAGCCACAGCCCTTGCCGTTTGACGACAATGCCCTGTTCGGGCAGGACATTGCGGCGTTCGATGCTGTTGACCTCTTTCAGACGCCCCGTGTCAGGGTCGATAGTAGGCATGATTTCCAGTAACGTGTAACCGTAGAGCTTGGCTTCGATGACACCCCGGATGATCTTGTCGAACTGCGAGCCCTGTATCTTCTGGCTCTCTTTCACATCCTTGACGTATTTGCCCTTGTCGTTCAGACGGGCGAGCATATAACGGTCTCCAAGTATCTGGCTTTCGAGTGTCTCGATGACGGCACGGATGTGCGCGTCCTGTTGCAGGCACGCATCGTACAGGTCGATCAGACGTGCCCGGTCGTCGAGGATGGTGCCCAGCAGCATGTTCGAGCGCACCGAACGGTAGCGGTTGTGCCGTTCGATTTCCCGCACGTATTCCTGAATCGTTTTTTTCGACGTGTGGAA